TTGGGACTCTAAAGATTTGCTTAAGTTAATCTCGACACCTAAGTCGGTCATGACAGCTAGATAAGAATCGGCAACAGCTTTATCAGCTATTACGATATCATCACCTAACAACGCATAATGAGAAAATCACCCGGCTCGCCCAACTCTCTTTGCAGAGAGCTGGACTATTACATGATGCGTCAACGCCAGCATAGCTCACGACGATAAGGCACCCATCGGTTGACCAACTGCATAACGCAGCGGGACACCTTTATGGTACCAATCACGTGAAACTAACAGGGAAGCCCAAGATTGCGCCAGTTTATCACTGGTTAAGCAACTTAGGACCTGAACCTGCAAAGCAAGCGGAAGACGATCTGTAGCCGCCGTTAAATCAAACGACCAGCGCGTTTCGGGGGAATCTTGAAGACGTCTCAACGGAGCAGCTTGGTCTCATGTACCATCCTGAGGTATAAATTTTAGAACCTCGAAGATGGCATCATGAAGGCCAGAAAGTAAAGACTGTGTCCAACCATCAGTGATGGCGAAAACCCGTACTTTACCCGCTGCCTCTACCTTTTCATGGAGCTTACCTAATACAGGTAAAACTCCCGGCTTCAACTCAAGGTTCCTAACATTATCCATTTCCTGTTTTAGAGCATCACTTAGATGAGTATTTGCCGAAAGCTCTGCGTACGCCATAAAGGCCTCGCAAGGTTCGCTATTTTTAGTGAACGCAAATGCATCAAGTGATAACCCTAAAATGGAAGGATTATAGTTAGGTCCAGCTGAGTTAAGAGCCAGAAAGCTCGAAGGCTTTAAATGAAACCGTTTAGGTAACATTTTAAGCACCCTATTAAGCTCTCAGACTGGCATCGTCATGCATGCCCCCGTAAAGGGGGCGACGATCGTCTCAAGCTTAAGAGTCGAACGAACTTTCATGATTCGGAAGACGGACAAGACCGATAGGACCGCCCTAATTGTAACCGGGTCTGCAGACCGTATTAAAGTCCGCAGTTCCCCAGGTATCAATTTAGGTAGGCCCCCGGAAATCCCTAAGCATACACCTTGTGAGGTGTATACCGGAACGCCCGCTACAAACTTGTGGATCAACCGTACCGATTCCTTCAAATACAAAACTGTAAATAAAGGTCCGGAATAGGTTCACAGCGATTTAACGCGCTGCAGTAAAATGTAGTAAGCGCCCGGAGACGACACACTGAGGACCCAGATTATCACTCGAAGCCATCTATCAAGCATTTTAAAGCTGATAAATAAGCTAGGGCGATTATATCGTGATCTCGTTGTGCTTCTCATAGTTCCAATTAGTTTGCATCCTTTACCCTCTCTCAGTACCTCCAGGAGTTTAAACCTGGGTTCTGGTCACTTTCGTGACTCGATACTGACAAGTAATAAAGGAAAACATCATTAAGAGTATCCTCTCTTAAGGTGGGCAACCCCGACTGACAAGTCAGGGCTCTAAGGAAGAACGGATATGCGAACCATAGGATTGTCAAAACCTATTTTGGAGTCCGGCGATCTTATCGCCTAGGCCCTTGGTGGAGGTTTGACCCCCAACAGAGTCGGATAGCACACCAGAGTGTTCTTATAACCTCTGGC